CAGCTTTATTAAATAGAATAAAAGGAACTGAAGAGTATTATATAACTTTAAAATCATTATCAGAAGAAAATTATGAAAAACAAAAAACTAAAATAAATGACGAAATAAAAGATGAAAAGTTAAAAAAATTAAAATTAAAAGAATTAGAAATCCAACATAATGAAGATTTAAAAGTTATAGAAATGGATTTTAATGTTTATAAAGATGAACAACAAAAAATAGAAGATGATTTAGAAGCGAAAAAACTAGCGAAAAAATTAGAAAATATAAAAATAGTAGATGATGCTAAGAAAAAAGCAGCAGATGATGAAAGAAAAGAATTAGAAGATAACCTAACAAACATTTCTAATAATTTAAACGCTCTTAATAATATATATCAAAGTTTTTCAGATGTTAAAATGAATAATATCCAAAAAGATTTTAATGATGAAGAAAAATTATTAAAAAATAAATTGGAAAATGGCATAATTTCAGAAGAAGATTATAATAAAGCTATTTATGATGCTAAGGTTATTAGAATAGAAGCAGAAAATAAAGTTGCAGAAGAGGCTTTTAAAGTACAGAAAATAAATGATATAGCTATGATAGCTATAAACACAGGTTTAGCAATTTCTAAAACTATGGCTGAATTTGGATATCCACTTGGATTAGTTCCTGCTGGATTAGCATTAGCACAAGGTGTGGCTCTTGCAGCAGCAGTTGGAACAAAACAATTTCAACCACAAGAAATACCAGCTTATACAGCCGCAGGTGGTGGTATCTTAAATGGACCTTTACATGCTGCAGGAGGAATAAATATGGGAAATGTAGAAGCTGAAGGTGGAGAATATATTATTAATAGAGCCTCAACACAAGCATATACACCATTATTAAACTCTATTAATAGTGCCGGTAATTCTAATGGAGATTCAAATAATGTTAATGATTTAATTGATTATGAAAAACTTGCATCTGTATTACAATCTAAAAAAGTTTATGTAGTTTCAACTGAAATAACTGATACACAAGAACAAGATGCTTTAGTTCAAGATAGAACAACTTTTTAAATAAATATATTGATATAAGTTATTGATTATCAATAACTTATATTCTTTTTAATAAACAAAAAAGATAAAAAATACTTATTAAGTTATGAAAGAGGATTTAGATTTATATAGAATGAGTTATGGTGATGAAACCACGGATGGTATATTTGCTATTTCATTGGTTGATGAGCCAGCAATAGAGATAGATTTTATTTATTTCGACAAAGATAAACACAATTTTTCTATAAAAGATGATGAAAAAAGAATAGTGGTTGGACCAGTTTTAATACCAAACCAAAAGATTTATAGAAGAGATCCAAATGGTTATGAATATAATGTTTATTTTGAACAAGAAGATATAGATAAATTTGCTGAGAAGTTTATGTTAAATGGAAATAACAATAATGTAACATTAAATCATCAAGTAACTGGTAATGGTGTTAAAATGATTTATTTTTGGAAATCATCAATAGAAAATGAATTAGGATTTGAAACACCAAAAGGAACATTATTCGCTTCGTATAAAATATTAAATGATAAGATTTGGAGTGAAGTTAAAGATGGTTCTTTTAATGGTTTTTCTATTGAATTCTTTTCTACTGATATTAAAATTGAATTTGAAAAAGAAATAAATATTGATAAAGATATTAATGATATGAGTAAGGAAGAAATAGAAGAATTACTTAAAATTATTGGTGAAAAAATCCAATCAAAAAAAGAAAATAAATAATATGAATGGTAAAGAATTATTAGAACTTATCACTACTTATTTTTCTAAGGAAACAGAAGAAGTTGTTGCTGTTGAAACAGAAGAAGTTGTTGAGGTTGTTGAAACTCCAGTTGAAACTGAAACTGTAGAATTAGCAGAACAAAAAGAAGAAGAATTAGCAGAACAAGAAGAAAAAGTTGAAGAAGAAGAATTGGCTGAAATTACTTTAGAAGGATTACAAGAACAATTAATAGCTTTAACACAAGTTGTTGCTGAATTACAATCTAAATTAGATGATGGTGTTGAAGAAGTTGTTGAAGAAGAATTAGAAACTATTAATTTTGAGGAAGTTAATAAAGAACTTTTAACAAAAATTGATGATTTAGAATCTAAAATACCAGCAACTGAAAAAGTTACAGGTATTATAGAAGAAACAAATGAGGTTGAGTTAACTGAGTTTGATAAATGGAAAAGATTAACAAAATAACCCTTTAAGGGATAAAAAAAAATTAAAATATAATGAGTTTTAATACAAGTGGCTTAGCCGCATTTACACAAAAAGCAACAGATATGTTTGCTAAAAGCGTTTTATACAGAGAAGATTATGCTGTATATGATAAAGTTATGGGAGTACCATATAAAAAAGCAATTAAGTTTAGATCAAAAGATGGTTTATATTTACAAGCTGGTGGTTGTGAATTAACAGCATCAGGTGGAACAGCATTTACATCTAAAGATTTGACAGCTGTTTATTTCGGTTCAAAAGAAAAATACTGTGTTACAGATTTAAGAACTTTTGGTTTAGAAGATATTGATGTTATCAAAGAAACTGTTGATCAATTTAACGAATCTTTCGCAATTGAAATGGATAGATTATTTTGGATGGGTGATACCTCTGGAACTGATTTATTGGATGGTTTAGTAACTCTTTGGGAAGCTGATTCTAATGTTATTGATTCAGGTTTCGCAACAGGAACAACTTTAACATCTACTAACATTGATAATGCAATTGCTTCAGTAATGGCAGCAATTCCAGCAACATTAAGAAAAGATGGTATAACTATTCACGTATCTTATGCTACTTTTAACTTATACTTAGAATATCTTAAAACAGCAGCACCTGGCATCATCTTCGGTGGAGCTAATACAACTGTAAATGGTTCAATGGATAAATTAGAAGTTATGGTTTATGCAACAAATGATGTTAAACTTAGAGTTGAAACAGCTACAGCATTTCCTGATAATCAAATGTATGCAACAAATGATAAAAATATCATAAGAATATATGATGAGAAAGAAGTAATTTCTGCTCTTGATATAGTTGCTGATCCAATTGATAAAAACTTATTCTATCTTATCACTGATTTCAAATTTGGTGTAGATTATAAGTTCGGTTCAGAAGTTATTAAATTAAACTAATAACGAAAAAAACATAAAAGTGGAGTGAATTATTTTACTCCACTTTACAAAAAAAAATTAAAAATAATATGAGTTGTGATATAAGTGCAGGTATGCCAAGAGGATGCCGTGATAATGCAGGAGGCTTAGTAACTTTATATATTTCAAATGCGCCAACTGGTGTAACTTCAATCTCTGATTGGGCTACAGTTGGAACATCAGAAATAATTACAGGTTTTACAGGAGTAACATGGTATGAATATGTACCTAATAAAACAAGTTCAGATTTCACTGAAACTTATCAAGTTTCTTTAGAAAATGGAACGGTGGGTTATGAACAAAAAGTTAATGCTATTTTTGGAAAAATGAGTGCTGAAAAAAGATTACAAATAAAATCTTTAACAGCAGGTAATTTTGTAATGATAGTAAAAGATAAAAATAACAAGTTTTGGTTATTAGGTGCCCAAGATTCTATAAACGTTTCTGGTGGTTCTGCTGGAACAGGTAAAGCTCTTTCAGATCTTAACGGCTACACTTTAGAATTCAGTTCTAGTGAGGGAATTCCAGCATATGAAGTTGATGAATCTGCTATAATTTTATCTTAGGATAAACTATAAAAAATAAATAAAAATATACTTAAAGGGTTGTGAATTAACATTTTCAACCCTTTTTTTTGTAAAAAAATAAACAAAAAGATAAAAAATACTTTTAATAGTATATAAAATGTTTCACGTGAAACATTAAAAAGAAATAGAGAAAAATGATATTATCAAAAATAGGATTAAATGATATAATAATTGGTTCTGATACATATTATACATTAGCAACAGGTAATACAATAACTATTAATAATAAAAGTTTATATTTAACACCAACACAAAATGAAAGATTTATTAATTGGGAATATACAATAGTTTCTGGTACGACATATGAAGATTTAAGTTCAGGAATAATTTATTTGCAGAGAGGTTTTTATGATATAACAATATATAATGATGGTGAAGAAATATATACAGATAAATTATTTGTTGATATAGATATTACACCAATATATGAAATAGGAGATGATGATGAAATCATTTATTCTATTCCAAATTAAAAAAAAAATAAAATTATAAAATGGATATACAAAGTTTTAATTTTAGTTTAGATAAAAATTATACAAAACCAGAAATATATACAGAGAAAATGTCAGAATATGTAAATTATGGTAAAGATAATCAACTACCTTATGATTTATTAAATTATTATACTAATTCTTCTATGAATAGAGCTATTATACAGAAAAAAGCTCAAATGTTTAAAGGAAAAGAAATAACATTCGATTCAAAAAACGCTAGATCCGATAAAAGAACACAAGAATTTATGAATTCAGTGAATCCACAAGAAGATATGAAACAAATATTAGGTAAAATTGGTTTAGATATATTTATTTTTGGTGGTTCTTATATACAAATCATATGGAGTAAAAATGGAAAGAATATTGTGGAAATATATCATATGCCTTTTGCTCAAATGAGATCAGGTAAAGCTAATGATAAAGGTTTTGTTGAAACATTTTATTACAACCCAAGTTCAGAAGAAACAAAAAAATATACAACTTATACTGTTATTAGAGAATTAATTTCTTTTCCGGCTTTTAACACAACAAAATATAAGAGTAAAGCACAAATCTTATTCATAAGTAAAGAAGAACCTTCTAATTTATATTATCCTTATCCAGATTATATTTCAAGTTTAACAGCTTTAGATACTGATATCGAAATAGATAATTTTCATAATTCAGCAATATATAATGGTTTTAATCCTGGTATGATGGTTATATTTAATGGTGTTGAACCAACAGAAGAAGAAAAAAATGTATTTATGAAATCTATTAATGATAAATATAAAGGTTCTGAAAATGCTAATAGAGTTATTGTGTTTTATAATGATGGAGATAGTGCTCCTGTGATACAACAAATGGATATTTCTGATATGGATAAGAAATTTGAATCATTAAATAAATCTACAACAGAAAAAATAGTTTCTGGGCATCAAATACCTAGAACTTTAGCTTCAATAGCTCAACCTGGTTCGTTAGGAAATTCAAAAGAGATTTTACAAGCTACACAAACATTTATTAATCAATATATTCAACCACATCAAGAACTAGTGTTAAATGTTATAAATAAAATTATGAAAATAAATAAGTTAAATGATATAAAAATAATTAATCCTAATATTAATATCGCTTTATATTCTATTTCAGAATTAAAAGAGGTTTTGACATCTAATGAAATTAGAGAATATCTTGGTTATGATGAAATGGAAGTTGAAGAAATAGTGGTAGAAGAAGATGAAGAAGATGTTGATATTACACAAGGTGAAGATGATACAAAAAATAATATAAGTGAAGATGAATAAAATTAAACTAATAACTGTTCAATTTATTAAAGATTTTTCACCTTTAATGAATAATGTTGATGAAAATTTCATAGATATACATATACTTGAAGCACAAAATATAGAATTAAGATATGTTTTAGGTGATAATCAATTACAAGAAATATTAGATGAATATAAAGAATATGCTGCATCTGGTTTTACAAACATAAATGATTATGTTTCGACTGAAAACCAATATCTAAGAGAAAATTATATAAAATATATATTAACTTATTTTACATTATATCATTCTAGATATGATTTAAGAGATAAGCTTACAAATAAAGGTAATTTAGAACAACATTCTAATAATTCTACTAATGTTATATCAAAAGATAGATTTGATGATTATAAAAATATTGCTGAAACTTATGTTACAAGAATGATGGAGTATTTATCTAATAATTTAGAAAGTTTTCCATTATATAAAACATTTATAGGTGGAAGTTGTGATAATGCACCTGTTAGTTTTAGTTCTTCTTGGTATTTGGGTCCAAACCTATAAAAAATAAGATGATATTATGTTTCAAATAAAATTTATACCTTATTTTATGATGAAAATAGGAGTTTTAATACTTGCTTTTTTGGCTCCAATAGCCATTTTTATTCATTCTATTATTTTTTTGACGATTGTTGATCTAATAACAGCAATAATTAGAGATAAAAAAATAAAAAGATATGAAGGTATAAGTGGTAGAGTTATAGAATCAAGAAAATTAAGAAAAACCGTAACAAAAATAATAATGTATATTTTATTTATTATTTCATCTTATATTTTAATGATTGTAACTTTCAATTCAACATTTTTTATACCAAATATAGTTTTTGGATTATTATCAATGGTTGAAGTTGTTTCAATTGGCGAGAATATGAGTTTTATAACAGATAATAATGTTTTTGTTGGTATAACTAAGAAAGTTAGTAAATTTTTTACTAAAAAAATAGATAAAACATTTGAATAAACAAAAAAGATAAAAATACTTTTAATGTAAAGCGCATCACTTACAATTGATGAACATATAAAAATAATTATATATAATGGCTAATAACACTTATGAAATATGGAAGAATGTTACGCATTCTTCTTTAAGAAATCTTTTTAAAATTCTAAAAGCAGTCACAACTGAAGATTATAACACAACTTATAAACAAATATATTTTATTATTTCAAATTCTAATCAATATGAAGTAGATACTATTTATGAATTATTTAAATCTTGCACAAATAGTACAGGAAATAATATATATGAAGTTTTTAATGATATTTATGATTCAGTAAATGAAAGTTTTAGAGTTAAAATAGACACTTCAGAACCTTTTTTAAATTATAATCCATCTTATGGTAATAGTTTAATTACAACTACAACTGATGAAGAAGATAAAGTTAATTATACTTTAGATGATTCTGGTGCTTATTTAAGATTAGGTGCTGGATATCCTGATTTTGGTGATAATGATTCAATTGATGCTTGGATAAAAACTCATGCTGAACAATATGTATTAGCAGAAGTTGATAATAGAGATACAGATTTAAGTGGTGGTGTTGCAAGAACAGATGCTCCAGTTGTTTATTTTAATGGCTCTGATAACTTAATAAATTTAGGTGAGGATAATTCGTTTTTAAATGATTTTAGTATTGATTTGTATTTAAAAATTGAAGGATTAGGAGAATACCCTATTTTAATAAATGATATAAACGGAAAAGGTTGGTATATAAGAACATCTGCAAGTAATGGTAGATTAGTAATATACAGCGATAACACAGGTATATATGCAAGTGTTTCTAGTATTTGTAACAATACACTTAATCATATTATTATAAGTTATATAACTTCAACTTCAACTTTAACAACAGAAATTGAGGGTGTAGAAAATAATGATTATATTATTGCACAACCTACATTTACTAGTAATCCTATAACAAAAATTGGTGTAGATAAAGTAGGTAGCTATAATTTAGATGCTATTATGAGTTGTTTAAAAATTTATGCTAATGGTAGTGGTAATCCAACTTTTTACTTGCCACTTGCAGAAGAAAATGGCAACTTATGTTATAATGTAATGCAAGAAAATGAATTTTTTGAAATTGAGGGTACAGTAAATACAAGCACAAGAACAACTGCTGATGTTTATAATTATAATCATAGAAATGGTTGGAATGAAAGTGGAACTACTATTATACCAGCAAGTAAATTCAATATAGGATATGATGTTTTAGGAAATACACTTACACATAATGCTATTAAGATATTAAATGATATTGAGTTTTCACAGAGTAATGCTGTTTATTTTAATGGTTCTGATAATTCTATTAAGCTAGGCAGTAATCAATTTAATAATAATTTTGCATTTAGATTTAGATTTAAAACCACATATACAGGTTTTAATACTTTCCTTACAACTAGAGAAACATCAAGCCCATATAAAGGCTTGCATATAGAGATTACCGCATCAAATGAAATTAGTATAGCTATTGATAATGGGGCTACTGCAGATACTATTACTACAT